CCGCTACCCTGGCGGCGATTGATACTTCCGGCTATATCTTGCCGTCGGTGAAGGTACCGGGACGTCGTGGTCGCAAGCCAAAAGAATTCCAGCCGGAAAACGACGAAGTCGCGGCACTCAATGCCGTCGAGCGCGCGGAACTGAAAGCGGTCGACAAGGCCAAGGCGAAAGATCGCAAAGCCAAAGAGAAGGCCTTGCTGAAAGACGCCTTCTCGTCCGACACCGAAGCTAGCGAAGAAGAACTCGAAGCCCGCCGTCAAAAGCTCAAGACCCTGATCAAGATGGGTAAAGAGCGCGGCTTCCTGACCTTCGCCGAAATCAACGATCACCTGCCTGAAAACATTATCGATCCGGAAGCCATCGAAGGCATCATCGGTACTTTCAGCGACATGGGTATCGCCGTTTCCGAACAAGCGCCAGACGCAGAGACTTTGCTGCTGTCCGATAACGTTGCCACCGTCGCCAGCGACGACGATGCGGAGGCTGCGGCGGAAGCTGCGCTGTCTACCGTCGATTCAGACTTCGGCCGCACCACCGATCCGGTCCGCATGTATATGCGTGAAATGGGTTCGGTCGAACTGTTGACACGCGAAGGCGAAATTGAAATCGCCAAGCGTATCGAAGACGGTTTGAAGGACATGATCCAGGCAATTTCCGCCTGCCCGACAACCATCGCAGAGATTTTGCTGGCTGCCGACAAGATCGGCAAGGACGAGATCAAGATTGACGAAATCGTCGATGGCCTGGTCGATCCCAATCAGACTGACGAAGCCGCAACCGCCAGTGCAGCAGTAGCCGCCACCGACGACGACAGCGAAGAAGACGAAGAAGAGGAAGAAGAAGCCGAGGAAGAAGATGACGCCAGCTCGACCTCTGGCGCTGCCGGCTTCTCGGCCGAACAACTTGAACAATTGAAACGCGATGCGCTCGGCAAGTTCGAGATCATCTCGACGCAATTCGACAAGATGCGCAAAGCTTTCGAAAAAGAAGGCTACAACTCGAAGCCTTACGTCAAAGCGCAGGAAATCATCTCGAATGAATTGCTGGGGATTCGCTTTACCGCCAAAGTCGTCGAAAAATTGTGCGACACCCTGCGCGGCCAAGTCGATGAAGTGCGTCAGATCGAGCGCCAGATCCTCGATGTCGCGGTGAACAAGTGCGGCATGCCGCGTCCGCATTTCATCAAGGTTTTCCCCGGCAACGAAACCAATCTTGATTGGGTCGACGGCGAAGTCAACGGCAACCATGCATACAGCACCGTGCTCAGCCGTAACGTACCAGCAGTGAAAGAGCTGCAGCAACGCCTGATCGACTTGCAAGCGCGCGTCGTGCTGCCATTGCCGGATCTGCGCGGCATCAACAAGAAGATGGGCGCCGGCGAGAAGAAAGCGCGCATGGCCAAGCGCGAGATGACCGAAGCCAACTTGCGGCTGGTGATCTCGATCGCGAAAAAATACACCAACCGCGGCCTGCAATTCCTGGATCTGATCCAGGAAGGCAATATCGGCTTGATGAAAGCGGTCGACAAGTTCGAATATCGTCGCGGCTATAAATTCTCGACCTATGCGACCTGGTGGATCCGTCAGGCCATCACGCGTTCGATCGCCGATCAGGCCCGCACCATCCGTATTCCGGTGCACATGATCGAAACGATCAACAAGATGAACCGCATCTCGCGCCAGATCCTGCAGGAAACCGGCGCCGAGCCGGATCCGGCGACTCTCGCGATCAAGATGGAAATGCCGGAAGATAAAATCCGCAAGATCATGAAGATCGCCAAAGAGCCGATTTCGATGGAAACCCCGATTGGCGACGACGACGATTCCCACTTGGGCGACTTCATCGAGGATAACAACACGCTGGCGCCAGCGGATGCGGCTTTGCACGCATCGATGCGCGGTGTGGTGAAAGATATCCTGGATTCGCTGACCCCACGTGAAGCGAAGGTATTGCGGATGCGTTTCGGAATTGAAATGTCGACCGACCATACATTGGAGGAAGTCGGCAAGCAATTCGACGTGACACGCGAGCGGATTCGGCAAATAGAAGCTAAAGCGCTGCGCAAGCTGCGCCATCCATCGCGTTCCGACAAACTGAAGAGCTTCCTCGAAGGTAATTAAGATTATCGGTGAATCATTCAGTGTTTTTGAATGATTCACGATAATTCGACTACCTTTCACTCAGGTATTTTTCTATAATACGGGATTGATTTTAAGATGCTGTAGCGCGGTTAAGCGGATACGCCTTCCGCAGACACCGTAAGCACGACAATTACAGCGCCCTGAGGAATTGGGCCCCTAGCTCATGCTTGGTTAGAGCAGCGGACTCATAATCCGTTGGTGCCCAGTTCGACTCTGGGGGGGCCCACCATATAAAACAAAGGGTTACGTTCACACGTAACCCTTTGTCATTTCTAAAGGCTCAACGAAGGGTCAACAGAGATTTAGTTGCGCCAACGGATTCAGGCGTTTTGTCTCTTGCAAATGGTCTGGCGAAAGATGAGCGTAACGTATCGTATCGTATCGTCATCGTCAAACTATGACGCCCCAAGATTTTCTGCAAAGCGAGAATATTGCCACCGTTCATAATGAAGTAGCTGGCAAATGTATGCCGAAGCACATGAGTCAACTGCCCTTTGGGCAATATCAATTTCGCGATCTTTACGCCATCTCTAAAAGCCTCATAAGCGGCCTGGAACAACCGCTCTCCTTCACCGTATTCTGTATGGTGCGGCACCTGGCCGAACCGTTGCCGACGCCGGAATACACCGACGATTTCTGGATGCTGTATGCAGGGGATTCGTTGATCGCTGAATGGTTTACGCCGAAGGATCCGCAATGACGGAAAATCTGCGCGCCGTTGAGGCGTGGGTTGGCGGGCTGCTGGCCAGGCTGCAGCCGGCGCAACGCCGCGCGTTAAATCGCAAGGTCGCCCAGGATCTCCGGCGCAGCCAGGCGCAACGCATCGCCGTCAGCACACGCCGGATGGAGCGACGTACACGGCGCGCAAGAAGCGCAAGGATCTGCACGGGAAGAAGGACAGAATAAAGCGCCAAAATGCCGCCATGTTTGAGAAGCTGCGCATGACGAAGAATCTCAAAACTCAACAGGACGAAAAACGGATAACGGTCGGTTTCTTTGGCAGGGTCGCCCGCATCGCGCGAGTGCACCAGGAGGGATTGAAAGATAAGGTGTCGAAAAAAGGGCCGGAACATCAGTATCCGGCCCAGCCATTGCTTGGTTTCAGTGCCACGGATCAGGCATTGATCCGGGACTCACTGTTGCGCCATTTGAACATGTTTTAATGCCGCCTGAATGTGCAATCAAAATATGATATCAAACCATTTGACATGATATCAAAATACGCTATCATCAACGCATGAAATCCAAGCACAGAAAAACACTGCTAGCGGTATTTACCAAGCCAACTTTACCGGGAATCGTCTTTGCCGACCTCGAAGCGTTGCTTATATCAGTTGGCGGCGAAGTGCGCGAGGGCGAAGGCTCGCGCGTGGTGTTTGAGTTGAACGGGAAGCGCCTTTATCCACACCGTCCGCACCCTGGCAAAGAAGCAAAACGTTATCAAGTTGAGGAACTCCGAGAGTTGTTGACGTCACAAGGAATCACACCATGAACAACACTATGACCTACAGCGGCTATACCGCCCGTATTGAATACGATCCACGCGACAGCATTTTTGTTGGGCGCGTTCTCGGCATCATCGACAGCATCAGTTTCCACGGTGAAACGGTTGCAGAATTGACGGCTGATTTTCATCAAGCAGTCGATCATTATCTTGCCGATTGCAAAGCTACCGGACGCCAGCCGGGAAAACCGGCGTCCGGCAAGCTCATGCTGCGCATACCGCCAGAAGTGCATGCCGCCGCCGCCATCGCGGCCCAGGCATCAGGCAAGAGTTTGAACCAGTGGGCCAGTGAAGCATTGGAGCATGCTGCACACGCTTAATCCTTCATCGCTTTTAACCCAGCGCTGGCAACATCCCAATAATGCTGTGACAACTCGCAGCCGAGGCAATCAAGGTTGCAGATCCCTTCTGCCGGCACGGTGGCGTGGTCGGTGTTAGCGCACCGACCGCGTCGCCGCGTCTAAGTCTGCACTTTCTCACGCGCGCACGTACAGTGAAATATCGACAGAATTGATAAGCAGATTATCAACCCTCTGCTTGATGCATTAGCGGCGGCAACGCGGCAACATGCCATGCATGACCGCCGACCTCTCCACCGATCTTTCCGAATTGCTGCGCTTAATCCTGAACATGATTCGGGTCGGCTCTGTGGTCGATATCGATTACGACGCACAGCGTGTGCGGGTCTCCGATGCCCCCTCATCTAACTTCGGGTAGCGAGTGATACTGAATTGATACGAGCTAGCTTCAGAGCTAGTATTGACGGGAGAAATGTCCCCTTGAACTAACGGATGGGGCCGCATCCGCAACAGCTTTACGGATGCTTATTTGTACTAGCTCGCTTGCATCAGGAGGAAGGCGTTCATTTCATTCAGATTCGACCCGACATTCGCTGCACTGCGACGGGCCGCACCCGACCCTTTGCCGCCTGTCGAATATCGAACAGCAGACGTTCAATGTTCAGCGTAACCGGCTGCCAGGTGTGCAGCACGAGGCAGTTCAATTGACTGCAGGGCGGCCAGTCCGGCTTGACCTAATTATTAAGCGTGTTTTACTTCGTCGACTAGAAGGAAACCTGTGCAGGCAGACAAGAGAGCCTTTGCCCCATGAGCGCTTGCGAAAATGCCTCGCACACAAGAGCCCGCGCGACCAGCCGCACTCTCCTTTGGCTGTGTCATACGAAACAAAGCGCTCACTGGCTCGAATGAACTCGGCAAAGTATAAATATTAACAACATTCCCGCTCGGGGATGGCGCCTGAAATACAGAACTATTGGTCGGGATTTCTTCGGAGGCGAGTAAATGAAGTATGTAGAACGTACCATGCCCCGCGATATTAATCGGCAAGAACTCAATTTCTGTAAATATGGCCAGCTGATTGCGCACCGTTACAGAGACCGCCAACGCGTTTGGATTGAAGAGAACCGGCGTCGGAGTCAAACTCGGGTCGCGAAGCTGTAGGTTCGGCGACTCCCATTTCTCCAAGAGTCCTTCCCGCTTACGTAAACGTTCGTCGTCCCAAAGAAAGGCGGCGTCATCGAACCATTCAGCAGCGAATTGTCCATTCGGAAGAGATGCCGGTTTGATGCGATAAATTACCATCGATGAGGAGCACCTAGTGCAAAAGTGAAGGGAGCCGCGAGACAAAACATTTGTGTGACCGCTTTCAGGTAAATTTGTGAATGCCCGCTCATGGCCGTTTTGAGCCGGTCGCGATATGTTGATTTCAATCCAAGTCAGTCGCATGGTGGACGGAACTACATTTGACCGCGCGCTGCCTATCTCGTTTAGTTTGAATTAGTACAGATCAAGCAACTCACCAAGATACTCGTTGAGCTTGGCCCATCCTTAACTCGCACTCCAGAGAAAAACCCCCAAAGAATCGTCGCCTGAAGCTCCCGTTTGCTTAAACGCTGGTCCGCGTGGCCTTGATTTCCTTCGACTTCGCCCACCGCTGTAACTCTTCAGCAAACAAGCGAACGTCGGAAGGGTAGTCGGACAGCCCAACTGCAACGGCGGCTACGAGTGCCGGTCGTGCGTACTCAGGCGTGTCATCAATCGAAACCCACAGTCCTTGCAGCAGCGACATCCGGTCGGACTCAGAATTTGAATCCATCGCCCCTACGAAGAGCTTCGCGTAGAACCCGCCTAAGTCGTCAATGTCAGCGTTGGGCATTACTGGTACAGACACCAGGCCGTTATCCATATGACCTCCCCTATATTTTTATTGTCGTACGGAAATAATAACTGGATTACTCAGATTTCATCAATTAAATGCTGCAAGAACGATTGAACGTGGGCAGGCTCCATGATGACTACCATCGTTGCCACCAAGAGGGCAACAAACGGCGCCTTATGCATTATGATTTCGTCGTAGACATAGTGGCGATTACCTGCGACCCAATGACTGACATATTCGTTTGCTCTTTTTGTTACTGTGGCACGCTTACGAAATGACATATTCTCCCCCTGTTTTTTGTAGATATTGTTTTCTCTATATCCTACAGGCAGAAGCCTTGCATCGCACTCTCAAAATAGGTCTTGACCAAAGTGTTGTCAACCATCGCGCGATGACCGCTGGTGGCCCAGAGTGTGTGAAAACGCGACGCCCCTTGGGGATTATATTTTCACCGTTTTTCAGCCATCAGTGTAAACGCAATTAATCCCAAGACGTTATTTGGCTATC